GCTGATGGTGTTATAAATACTGGATGGGGTAGAGTAGCATGGGGTGAATTTGGTTGGGGTATAGGAGGTCAGGTTGTTGCCTCTGGGGTAAGCGCTACTTCAGCAGTTGGTAGCGTATCACAAACTATTACAGCAGATTTAAATGTAACAGGAGTATCCACAACAAGTTCAGTTGGCACTGTTACTGTTGAGGTAGCACAAGACGTATCAGCACCAGACGTTAGTCTTACAAGTTCAGTAGGTTCTGTAGTAGTAACTCATACTGGCTTAGTTGCACCTACTGGTGTAGCAGCTACTTCTAGTGTAGGAACTGCAACTGTAGATGAAAGATTTTTAGTAGGGTCTGGTTGGGGTAGACTAAGTTGGGGTAACCAAGCTTGGGGTGTAGTATATGGAGTAATTCCAAATGGCTTAAGTGCAAACTCTGCTGTTGGTACTTCTACAATTACTGCTGATTGTAATATATCAGTTACTGGTGTAGCAGCCACAAGTACAGTTGGAGCAGTTGCAGGTGTTTCAACTGATATTTTAATTACTCAGACTGGTTTAGGATTAACAAGTTCTGTTGGTAATTCTTCTATAGAAATTACTTTTGGTGCAGTGGTAACAGGTGTTGCTTCTACATCAGCAGTGGGTTCTGTAATAGTTGCTCCTAAAATAGAAGTGCCAGTTACAGACGGAACTTTAACCTCTTCTGTGGGTTCTGTTACTTTTACAATAACAGGTTCTGTAGAAGTAACTGGAGTAGCTTCAACAGGTGCTATAGGTTCAATCGTTCCAGAATCTATTTATGCAGTAACAGGTGTTGCAGGAACATCAGCAGTAGGAAATCCAACAGAGGTAACAGGCACTGGAGTAGTAGATGATGTTACAGGAGTGGTATTGACGAGTAATGTTGGAAGTGTAATAATAATAGCATGGAACAGAGTAGATACAGGAACTCCTGTAACCTGGACAAAAATAACAACAGCGGCTTAAGAAAAGGATAAAAATATGGCATCTACATACTCATCAGATTTAAAACTAGAACTCATGGCAACTGGTGAAAACGCTGGTACATGGGGTGATAAAACAAATACAAATTTAAATTTAGTACAACAGGCAATAGGTGGCTTTGAACAAGTAACAGTTGGTGATGGAGCAACAGTTAATCTTGCAATGACTGATGGCACTATATCAAACGCAAGAAATATGGTTATTAAAATAGCTTCAGTTACTTTATCTGGAGCTACAGTATTAACAGTACCAAACAGTATAGAAAAAATGTATATATTTGACTGTAGTGCTGTAACAAACCCAACAAATCTTACAATTAAAACAGCAAGTGGAACTGGCTTTTCTCCAGATCAAGCAAAAATTTATTTTGCATATGCAGACGGAACTAACATAGTAGAAGTATCTTTAGATACTTTGGGTGGTGCAATTGGTTCTGATAGTTTACCCACTGTACCTGTAGCCAAAGGTGGTACAGGTGCAACAAGTTTAGCATCTGCAAATATAGCGGTATTAAATGCAACAAATAATTTTGGAGATAATATACTACAAAGAAGTTTGTTAAAAGACACAGGTGAAGTTAGAGTAGCATTAGGAGATTTAGGTGGTGGAACAGATGATATAGATTTATCAACAGGTAATGTCTTTACTGCAACAGTATCAACAGGCACACAAACTTTAACTTTTTCAAACCCAAGTCCAAGTGGTAATGCTTGTACTTTTATGTTGATACTAACTAATGGTGGATCACAAACAGTAAACTTTCCAGCATCTGTAGATTTTCCTGGTGGTTCTGCACCAACTTTAACAGCAGCTGGTGTAGACATTTTGATGTTTACCACAGTAGATGGGGGTACAACATATCATGGAATTTTAGCAAGTTCGGATAGTAAGTAATGGGAACATCTATTGGATCAGGAAAGTTTGGTTTCAAGCAAGCAGGTGGTGGTAAAGTAGGAACTTATTTTGGAGATGGTTCAGATGGTGCTGTAACTTTTTCTGGTAGCACTACTGATGGTATATCTGCTGGAGCAAGTTCTTATGGACTATATTCTATAGATGGTGCTGCACCAGCTGGTTATCCAGCACCTTTAGCAGGATCAAATGTATATGAATATACCGTACCAAATAAAGATGGCTCTTATGATGGAGATGCTGTAGTAAAACAATTTTCATCTTTAACTATAAATTCTGGATATGTATTAACTACTGATCAACCTTGTAGAGGTCTTTTTATAATGGTGCAAGGAGATTGTACTTTAAATGGTTCTATATCTATGACAGCAAGAGGTGCTTTTGCAAATCCTGATACACATGGAGGTAACGCTGCTGGGATTAAAATTCCAGTTAATCAAATTAGTGGTGATGCTTTAGGTGAAGATTTGTCAGGTGGTGCGATTTTTGACGGAATGGGAACTGCTGCAACTAATTTAGAAACAAGTTTTAATGATGCAGTTAGTGGACCTGGTGCTTTTTTAACTGTACCTAAAGTAGGTATGCCTGCAGATGGCACAAGAACTATAGAGCCTGGTAGTGATCAAGATATGAAAGGTTCTTTTGGTTTATCTGGTGATAACTGGACAGTAGCAGGCTCTTGGGGAGCTAGACCAACTAATACAGGAAAAACTGGTGAGGGTGGTTCAGGTAGAAATAGAACAGGTGCAACACCTGGTATAGCAGGTTCAGTTTTTTCTGGAGGACCTGGTGGTGGTGGTTCTTATTTTGGATCAGGATTTGAAGGACAAGATTATGGTGGTGCCGGTGGTCCTAATGCTGCTGGAGGAGATTGGGCAGCTTGTGGAGGAGCAGGTAATCCTGGTGGTGGAAATAGTTTTGGTTCTGGTAGAGGTGGAGATGGCACTGGAGGTTTATTAATATTATTAGTAGGTGGTAATCTTACCATTGGTGCAAGTGGAGGTCTTTATGCTAAAGGAGTGGGCGGAGGCACTAGACTATCTTCAGGACAACAAGTTCCTGGGTCAGGTTCAGGTGGTGGAGCCATAATATGTGCATATGCTGGTACTTTAAGTAATAGTGGTACAATTAATGTAGATGGAGGTATAATATCTACTGCTGATAATAGTGACAATACAAGTTATCCTTGCCCTCAAGGTGGTGCAGGTTCTTATCAATTAATTAATTTAGCGTAGGAGAAATTATGAGATATGTAAAAGTAGAAGATGGTAAAGTTACAAAAACTATAGATAACCTAGGCAAAGAATATCCAACTACTTGTTTTCCGATAGGTGGACCTAATTCTGATTGGCTGTCAGGTGAAAAGTTAGTGGTTGTAACAGAAGTAAAGTTTAGTGACTCTAGAGATAAAGTTGAAAACGTAGATCCATTTTTAGAAGACGGTAAATGGTATACACAAAAAGTAACACCTTATGTAGCACCAACTATTACTACAGACGAAAAATGGGAAATGATTAGAAACGATAGAAACGATAGGTTGCGTAGATGTGATTATATTTTTGTTGATGACGCACCTAGCTCTGTTACATCTAAATTAGATGATTGGAAAACATACAGACAAGCACTGAGAGATATAACAACACAATCAGATCCAGATAAAATTACCTGGCCTTCAGAACCAAGTTAATAGGAAATAAACATGCCACTTAGGGAAGTTCAAATAGCACCTGGCATAAACAAACAGGTCACACCGACAGGTGCTGAAGGTAAGTGGATAGATTGTGATAATGTTCGTTTTCGTTATGGTTATCCAGAAAAGATAGGTGGTTGGGAACAAGTTACCACTAAAACTTTAGTTGGTGTTACTAGAGCTATGCACATTTGGGCAGATAAATTAGGTCGTAGGTTTATAGCTTTGGGTACTAATAAAGCCTTATTTATTTACTATGATGGTGCTTATTATGATGTTACACCTCTAGACACAGCGATAACCTCTTGCACTTTTACCTCAGCTAATGGATCAGCCACTGTAACAGTTAATAAAGCAGGACATGGTTTAGTAGAGGGAGATTTATTTTTATTTAGTAGTGTGACACTACCAGGAGGAGGAGCCACTGGTTTTACCACCAGTGATTTTACAACAAATACTTTTCAAGTGGTTACTGCTGAATCAGATACTTTTACAGTAACTATGGCAAGTAATGAATCAGGAACAGGAATGACTGCTGCTGGTTCAGTTACTGTAACACCTTACTTTGACATAGGTGACGCATTACAAGTTGCTGGTTATGGTTGGGGTACAGGTAGATATGGTGGTGAGGCTTTCCCTTTATCGACTAGCACTTTGAACGGTGCCTTGTTAAATGACTCAAATGGAACTGGTGGATCAGGTACAACAATAGCTTTAGCTTCTACTGCTAACTTTGTAGCAACAGGTGGCACAATAAAAGTAGATAACGAATTAATAACTTACACTGGTGTAAGTGGTAGTAATTTAACAGGAATATCAAGAGGAGCATCTGGCACCGCAACAGCTGCTCATAGTGATGCAACCACTGTAGAAGAAGCTTCAGATTATTTTGGTTGGGGTGATGCAACTAATCAAGCTGTTACCGTTTTAGAGCCTGGCAATTGGTCATTAGATAATTTTGGCGAAGTGCTTATAGGAACTGTAAGAAATAACAAATCATTTCAATGGAGTCCAGGTACTGCATCTCCACTTACAACAAGAGCTACAGTTATATCTAATGCACCAGAAAAAAGTGTTATGACCTTAGTATCTGATAGAGATAGGCATTTAATTCATTTAGGAACAGAACCCACTATAGCAAGTGGCACACAAGATAAAATGTTTATTCGTTTTTCTGATCAAGAAAGTTTAACAGATTATACACCAACTTCAACGAACACAGCAGGTACTTTTAGAATAGATAATGGCACCAAAATAGTAGGTGGAGTAAACGCTGGATCATATAATTTAATATTGACTGATACATCTGCTTACACTATGAGATTTATAGGCCCTCCTTTTACTTTTGGTATAGAACAAGCTGGAGCTAACTGTGGGTTAATATCACAACATGGTATAGTTGCTGTAAATGGTGTTGTGTATTGGATGGGTCAAGCAGGTGGTTTTTATTTATATGATGGTACAGTAAAAAAAATAGCTTGTTCAGTAGAGGATTTTGTTTTTACAACCACTGATACTGGAGATTTAGGATTAAACTTTGATTCTTCTGATGTAATATTTGCTGGTTATAACTCTTTATTTGGAGAGATAAATTGGTTTTATCCACAGGCAACTTCAAATCAAATAGACAGAGTGGTGACATATAATTACCTTGAAGGAGTTTGGACTATTGGTTCATTAGCAAGAACGACATATTATGATAAAACAATATTTGACAATCCATATGCTACTTCATTTGAAAACACTACTGTGCCAAGTTTTCCAACCATACAAGGTGTAACTAATGTAAATGGAGCTACTATTTTGTATGCACACGAAAAAGGTAATAATCAAGTAAACAACACTGCCACTACACCTATAATAGGCAGTATACAAAGTGGTGATTTTGAAGTAGATGATCCTAAGTTAGGAACAGGAGAGTTTTTTATTAAAGTAAGAAGATTCGTGCCAGACTTTAGAGCCTTAAATGGTAATGCACAAGTAACCATAAATCTTAAAGATTTTCCTAGTGATACGGAAGTTAGTAGTAGTTTAGGACCTTTTACTGTGTCTCCCACTACTCAAAAAGTAGACACGAGAGCTAGAGGAAGAGCTGCTAATTTAAAAATAGAAAATACCTCTACAGATGAAACGTGGCGATATGGCACATTTAAAGCTGACACACAAATAGATGGCAGGCGTTAATGAATGGACATAAAAAATATTGTAAGTATAGATAATGAAAATATATGGAAAAGTGACCATACATCTAATCCTTATGCTATGGTATTAAATGCTAAAAAAATATGGAAATTTACCAAACATGAATGGCCTGAGCAGTATAAATTTTATTCTGAAATGATAAAGGAAAATGCTGTAGATTTTAAATGGGGATTACATAAACAAAAATCATTTAAAATATTAAATATAAAAGAATACTGTTATTTTATGGCACCGCCTGATATAATATATAGAGCAGTGAGAAAAGAAGATGACAAAAAAAATAAAAGATCCAAAAAAAGGAACAGGTAAAAAACCCAGAGGCACAGGTCGTAGATTATATACAGATGAGAATCCTAAAGATACTGTAAGAATTAAGTTTGCTACTCCTCAAGATGCTAGAGCTACTGTAGCTAAAGTAAAAAAAATTTCCAAACCTTACGCAAGAAAAATACAAATATTAACCGTTATGGAACAACGTGCAAAAGTTATGGGAAAAACACAAGTGGTGTCTATTGCAAAAAAAGGTAAAGAAGCTATTAAAAGACAATTTAAAAAAGTTTAACGTGCAGATTAAATTAGATAACAATAATTATGAAGACACATTACATTTACAAAGAAAATATCCTACTGTTGTAGTAGACGAGTTTTTTACAAAACCAGATGTAATTAGAGAATATGCTTTATCTTTACCATATAAAAAAGCAGAAGATGGAAGATGGCCTGGTAAAAGATCCCCAATGTTACATACGCTAAATGAAAAACTTGTTTACTCTATAGCAAAAAAAATACTTAGTGTTTATTATGATTTAAGCACTGAACTATATTGGCACAGTATACAAATGGCTTTTCAAAAAATAAAACCATATTCAAAATTTAAGAATAGCAATTTAAATAAGGGTTGGATTCATACTGATGGTGTAAGAACTTTAGCAGGAGTAGTTTACTTAACACCAAGAGTTGAAATAGATACAGGTACTTCAATATTTAAAATTAAAAAAAAATATATTGATTACGATATAAAAAAAAAACAAAATGCAAAAGACAATTTATATAAACATGGCTCATGTAATACAAAAGCATATGACGAAGAAATAAATAGTTTATACAGCAAATTTAATAAAGTTACTGAGGTGAAAAACCTTTACAATAGATGTATTCTTTATGATGCCCACGAGTATCACACAGGCACTAATTATTTTACTAGTGATCATGAAAGATTATCATTAGTTTTTTTCTTTACTAATTTAACCTCAAGCATACCGCCAAAGGATAGAATTATGTACTTTGACAAAGAAATAGAGTTCGATATAATGAATTGTAAAAAATATGGCAAAGATAGTAACAAATATACCTGATCCAAAAACAGAGTACAGTGTTGAAAACCAAAGGTTGATTAATTTAGCATTAAATCAAATAATATCTAAATTAAATACTTCCTATCAAGAAGACTTAAAATCAGAACAACAAGCATTTGAGTATTTTTTATCGTGACTATAAGATATAAAAATCAGGGGTTTAAACAAACTGATACTAGCAAAACTACAGTATTTACTTGTCCTAGTGATGCAACAGTTATAGTTAAAAGTGTTTATTGTGCAAACAATGATGCCTCATCAGCTATTTTAGTAAATATGAATTTTGTTGATTCATCTGATTCAAACACTGAATATGAATTTTTTAGAGATGATGTTGCAGCTAAATCGCAAGTAAATGCAACACCTCAAGGATTGAATTTAGAAGCAGGAGATGCTATAACTGTGCAATCAGCAACAGGGAGTGGTAAGATACAAGGATTAATAAGTTATGCTCTTATAGATAGATTTTTGCAGAATGGCTAATGCAAATCCATCAAGCTATTTATAAAGTAGAAAAAACTTTATCATTAAAATACTGTAAAGAATTAGTTGAATTTATAGACATCAAAGCTGTAACAAAAGCAAAAGTATTAATTGGTGGTAAAAATGTAGAGGACACTAAACAAAGAAATGTTTTTGATTATGGCTTGGATAAAGACAATAAAGAAGATGTAGAACATGGCAAAGTTTTAATGCAAAAAATGAAAGAAGCCTTAGATCAGTATGTGCAAACTTTTACTTATCTCAGAGAGGCTTCTCCACAAACAATAAACTTACTTAAATACACGAAAGGTAATTTTTACAGACCTCACATTGATGCGTTTCATACAGTAAATAGACAACTATCTTTTATTTTTTGTTTAAATGAAGACTACATTGGAGGTGAACTATATTTTTATCACCCTACTACAAGAAAACCTTACTCACAAGCTAACTTAAAAACAGGTGATTTGATGATATTTCCAAGTAATTTTTTATATCCTCATCAGGTTACTCCAGTTACAAAGGGTGTCCGATATAGTGTCGTTGCTTGGTATAGTTAATTATTAGTTGACATCACATCTAGATGTGCTAATATTAAAATAACAAAGGAGAAAATAATGAATAAAAAACAGTATTTAGAATCAAGAACTAGAAATGGCAGAGAAACATGGAATTTATCTGTAAAAGAAATCAAAAGCTATCTTGAGGAACATAATCCGAAAATTTTGATTAAATGTGGTGTATATGAATATACCTCTGATTTAGCTTCCTTAGTTTATCGCATAGGAAGTGCAAGACATATTAAAGAAGTTTTTAATGGGTACATGAACACTTATGTAAATGATGTTTTTTGGACTAGAGAAGCTACTGGGTGGACTGATGGTCATGAAGTAGCAGATTATGATGATACAGAGTGTATTAAAATAGAACAATCTTACTGGTTACAATAACTATTGCTATATATGAGACAAGATGATATCATTTAGTTGTTTTTATTCAAAACTTCTCCAATTCAACCCTAACTAATCAGTTAGGGTTTTTTTGTTGATCTATCATGTTTTTTATGCGATTATATGTGCTATGAAAAAAATACAATGTGAAACTAGGGAAGTATACAGAAACAAAAAAAACAATATGGTTTATGCCTCTAAAGAAGACGCAGAGAAGGATATTAACAATCCAGACACAGATACAAAAAGAGAGGATGTTGTTAATGATGTTACAGTTATAGTGCCACCAGAGGCTTTGTCTTTAGTCTCAAATACACAAAAATGAAAATAAATTATAATAAATTTTATTATAATCCTTTACCAGATAATCTATCTATAAGAAAAAGTGATATACATGGACATGGAATATTTGCTAACAAAGAAATAAAAAAAGATTATGATCTAGGAAGCACTCATATTAAGGTGCCTATGATATTAGGTTTTATTAGAACACCTTTGGGTGGTTTTATTAATCATTCCAACAAACCAAATTGTGTTTTAGAAGTTACTAGAGATTGGGATGATTATATTATTTATAATGTATTTACAACTAGACTTATTAAAAAAAATGAAGAGTTATTATTAGAGTATGGTGCTTAATGTTACCTAGAGGTGGAACAGAAATACAACATCATTTTTTATCACATTACGTGGATGAAAAACTTTTATCTAATTTTCAAATTTGCACATCTATACCTAATAAAGTTCCGATATTAGAAGATAAAATAAATATACTATGGCAAAAAAATAGTTATGATCAACCAAACATTTATCCTTGGTTTGAAGACAAAAATAATCACGATAAATTTGATTGGTATATTTTTAATTCTCATTGGAACTATGAGAAATTTAGATACAAGTTTGATGTGCCTACTAATAAATGTCACGTAATAAAAAATGGAGTTACTAATTTTCCAGAAAGAGCTTTATATAAAAAAGGTGATATGGTGAGAATGTTATTTCATGTAACTCCTTGGAGAGGTTTAAATGTTTTGCTAGGAGCTATGCAACAGTTACAAGATTGTAATGTGCATTTAGATGTGTTTAGTAGTTGTAAAATTTACGGTGAGGAGTTTGAAAAAGCTAATGAACATATTTATGAGCCTTTATATGAACAAGCAAGAAAACTAGAAAATGTAAATTATATCGGATATAAAGAACATTCTTTTATACAAAAATTTATGTATCGCTATCATATGTTTGCTTATCCTAGTATTTGGGAAGAAACAAGTTGTAATGCAGCTCTTGAAGCAATGGCTAGTGGGTTATATTGTATTGTTACTAACTTTGGTGCATTGTATGAGACTTGTTCTGAGTTTCCTGTGTATGTTACTTATGATAAAAACTATCGTAACTTATCTACTGCTTTTGCACATGCAATAAGAAGTGCAGTAGAACATATGGATCAACCAGAGATACATGAACATTTATTAATGCAACAAAACTTTGTGAAAAAATTTTATAGTTGGGAGAAGAAAAAATTAGAGTGGACAAATTTTTTACAAGGAGCATTAAATGCAAAATCATGAGCCTATATATATAGATGATAATAAAATAAAATTATTTGTAGCGACACCAGTGCATAGTGAGGTATCTATACACTACATGCAATCTGTTTTTAAACTACAAGCTAAATGTCATGAAAAGAAAATACCAATTATGTTACAACTTATGAAATCTTCTTTAGTGACACAAGGTCGTAATTTATGTGTGTCAGAATTTTTAAACTCTGGTTATACTCATATGCTTTTTATTGATAGTGACATACTGTTTGATGCCGACTCTATTTTTAAAATGATAGAAAAAGATGAAGAGGTATTAAGCATACCTTATCCTATGAAAGTCATACAATGGGATAAAGTGATGAACAAGTGGCGAGACATCCCTAGTATGAATAAAGATCAAGCTAGTACCTCTGGTAATATGTATCCAGTACGTATAAAAGACAAAGAGGATGATATAACCGTAACCAATGGCATGATAGAATTATCTCACTCCATGACTGGATGTTTACTAATTAAAAAAGAAGCTTTAGAAAAAATGAAAAAAGCCTATCCAGAGCTGACTATAAAACAAGAAACGATGATAGATGGTAAGAAACAATTACGTAAGAATTTTTATAACTTTTTTGATACTTACTACGATACAGAAAATAAACTTTATCTAGGAGAAGACTTTGCTTTTTCACGTTTGTGGACAAAATTAGGTGGTAAATGTATGGCTTTAATTACAGAATATATTACTCATGTAGGTGATTATCAGTTTTCTGGTCGTTTAATTGATGAAATGGTAGCTATTCCCACAGATAGTATTGATACTTCTGATAAGAAATAGTAGAATATCACTATATATTAAACTAAGGAGTTTTTATGTCATTTATCGTACCTATCGCAGCTGGAGTTGGAAGTTTTCTCTTAGCTAAAGCAAGTGGTGCTAGTAATCGAGATGCATTAATTGCTGGTGGGATTGGTGCATTAGGTGGAGCAGCCGCTTTTAAATTTGGAACAGCAACAGGAGCTGGTTCATTAGCAACTGCATTAGGTGGTACGACAACAAAAGCCGCTTTGACTGGTATTACTGCTGGTACTTTAGGATCAGCCGCTATGCAAGGACAACCAGGACAAGCTCAACCTTTAGAGCAAATGAACGTAGGTTTTCAAGGAGTTGACCCAGCACAATACGCACAAGCTAAAGAAAATTTACAAGGGATTACACAAAGAGCAAATTATGCTGATGCTCCACAAACAGATGTAGCACAACCTAGTGTGTACGATTTTACCAATCAGGCAATGTATACAGCTAAAGAAGGTGGATTAGCAGAGATAAAAAGATTTAGAGAAGGTGGTGTGAATTACTTACCAAGTAAAACGGATCACGATGAAAAAGATTATAACAATTATGTTAGAGCTGAGGGTTATGTAGAAGACGGTAGTGGTAATGGGAATAAAGATGAAGACACTATGTTAGCACAATTAGCTGATGGAGAGTTTGTTAGTAGAGCTGATGCAATACTAGGAGCTGGCATCATGGAGGGAGCTAGTCCAGAAGATTTTAAAGAGATGAGAAGATTAGGAGCTAAGTTCTTTTACAAACAACAAGATCAGTTGAAGAGGATTTACGATATTACTTCATGATAAATATTGTGAAGGTAAATGTTGACGAACATTGGACACAAGCATCTAAATTATTAAAAGATGCTATTGAATTAAGTAACGGTAGGCATACTTTAGAAAGTACCTACAATAATTTAGTCAAAGGAGTTATGAGATTGTACGCAGTTTATGTTAAAGATAAAATAAAAAGTTTTTTCGTAACTCAAATAGTTCTATACCCAGCTAAAACTATTTATGGAATTATATTCTGTGGTGGCACACATGTTATAAACAACATCAAAAAGATTGAAAGTTTTTTCAAAACAGAAGCTTTGACAAACGGTTGTAGGGGTGTAGAGATTATAGGTAGAAACGGTTGGTCAAAGATAATTAAGAATACTCCTAGTTTGGAGTTTGAACCTAAAGGTGTTTACTATGAAATGGATACTTAAACTATTACCTAATAAATTTAAGGTATGGTTATACAAATGTTTATACAAAGAAGTAGCTAGTCAAGGAGAATACGAGGACACAGAACTAGCACATGTAAATCCTTATGAAGTAAAACTATTAAAAGAGATTGGTGGATCTGGTAGGTTAAACAAAGCTACTGGACTGAAAGGGTACTTTGGTGGTGGTGGTGCTCCAGCTCCAGCTCCTAGTGGTGGATCTGGTAGACAAGAAACAATATCTAGAGAAGCTCCAGAAATAGAAGCAAGAAAATTAGCATTGTATGATCAAGCTATTGAACTTGCTAGACAACCGATGGCTATACCAGAATATAAAGTAGCAGGCCCATCTCCATTAGAGTCACAAGCTTTTACGCAATCTGGTCAAACTGGTATAGGAGCTGTACCAGTACAAGCTGGATTAGGTGCAACTATAGGAGCTGGTCAAACAGCTATGCAAGATATTACACAACAAGGAGGTTTGATTGATTCTTTCATGAACCCTTATCAAAGATATGTTATTGATGAGATTAATAGACAAAGTCAAGTAAGACAAAATGAACAAGCAGCTCAAGCAATAGGAGCTGGAGCTTTTGGTGGTGGTAGAGAAGGTGTACAAAGAGCTGAAGAAGAAACTAGAAGATTAGGTTTAATAGGACAAGCTCAAGCAGAGGGTTTCCGTAGTGCATTAGGAGCAGCTGAAAGACAAAGACAATTTCAAACAGAAGCTCAACTTAATCAAGCTGCTTCCTTATCTAACTTAGGTCAAACACAACAATCTATGGCCCAACGTGACATACAACAACAACTACAAGCTGGTCAGTTACAAAGAGATATAGCACAAAAAGGTCTTGAAGCACAAAGGGCGACTGAAGTAGCAAGACAAGCTGAACCATTTCAAAGAGTAGAATTTGCAAAAGGTATTATGACAGCATTACCAACTACTGCATCACAGATTACAGCAACGACTGGTCCTGGTGCTAATCCACTTGCACAAGCTGCTGGTGCTGGTATCGGAGCATACGCTGCTTATAACTTATTATCAAACCCAGCTGCACAAACAAAGGTACCTTAATATGAACACAGAAGGTAATATTTTTAAACAAAAGCCAAATGACAATCTTAGAGATAATATGAATGGTACGGAGGAAAACGCACAAACACAAGGTGCAGATAAAAAAACACCTCAAACTGTAAGAAAACCAAATGCAACTGCTACTGCACCACTATTCACGCAACAAGAAAGAATAGGTTACACTTTGATACCGTTGGCTAGTGCTTTATTACAAGGTAAGAGATCTGGTGGGGGATCGTTATTAAATGACACGTTAGGTAGTTTAGGGCAAGGTCTTATGGGTACAGCAGATATGGCTTTACGTATAAAACAACTAGAAGGCAAGAAAAGAGAAACTGGTACTGGAGTCAAAAATGTTAAATTACAACCTACTGCTGGACAAGTTGAAATACAAGGTCAAATATATACACCAGAAATGGGCAGAGAATTTACTTTAGATGAAGCAACTAGGTTGATGTATCCACCAGATACTTTTATGGAGGTGTCCTCTGATAAGAAAGGCACTATAAAAACTGAAACTTTTAGTCTTTTTTATGTTGGTACTAAAGATGAAGCTAAAAGACTATATCCTAATAACCCTACTATACAAGATCTAATAGTTGCTAAAGATGACAACCAAATAGGTCAACCAGTTATACAAAATAATAAAAGATTAGCAGCTAATGTTATTTTCAAAGACGGTAATCAAATAGAAGAGAGATTAGATTTTGTTTCAAAACAGCCAGTTGGAACCACTACAGATTCATTAGGACAACCTATTTTTCAAAAAGACAGAGCAAGTGCTGTAGCGTATTTAAAAAGCTTAGGTATAAATGAAGATATATCCGGATATGAAGCAGTTATTAACAAATTAATTAATCCTGCAAAAGCAGGAAAACCAGTTTTTGAGAGTGGAGTAGGGTTAGTAGTTTCTGCAAGAAGACCAGATGTAGCTGGTTCAAATATAGAGTTTATATCTTTAGCACCAGAAAAAGATTTAAAAGATGCAAGATTTATAGCTAATCAAGATGCAGTTAAAAAATTAAATAAAGTATCAACTGATTTATCTGCTCAAGTCTCACAAATGTCTGGTAGAGTAGAGCAAGTAATGAATCTTTTGTTAGGAGGAACTCCTACAGGAAGATTAGAAGAACTTTTATTACCTTTTAGATCTTTTTTAAGAGATGTTGTAGGAATGACTCAAGAAGAAAGAGAAAAATTAAGTGCACAACAAGCAATACAAAAGTCAGCATTTGCCTTAGCTCCTTTAATGAGACAAGCTGGTGCTGGATCTACATCAGATATGGAATTTAACGCTTATATGTCAGCTGCTGTAAGGTTGGGAGACACACCTAGAGCTAACTATATAAGTTTGTATATGTTGAACAATATTAAAAAAAACGCAGAAAGAGTTGCCGCATTAAGAACAGATTTATTAGTTGAAGGTAAAACTGCTCAAGAAATCAAAGAAGCAGTAGATGCTCAAGATCCAGGTTTATTTAAAACTTACAAAGGTGAAACAGATAGAGATGCTATAAGAGAGTGGAGCAAAACTTTAAAAAGAGGCGATGTTGTTTTTAACATGGATCGAGATGGTAATCCTATTTATACTGTAAATGGAGTATCTGCTGGATCTTATGTAGTGGTGGATGGTCAAGGAGGATTGTTTTTTCAATAGGATATATTTATGACAATAGAAGTTAAAGTATCAGAATCAGAAGTAAAAAATATAGATGATGGCATAGAGTTTCCAGACATGCCTGAAATGGGTGAAGTAGAGGGTATGGGAATAGGTGATATTCCAGAACAGTTAAAAACTATGTTTACTAGAGGTGCTTTTGGAAAAGCTGAGGTTATAGAAAGAGATTATGGAGATGATGATAGATTTGGTGGCATTTTTGTAGATAAATTTAATAATCCAATAGTAGTTTTTAATCAAAAACCTTATTACATCAACAAAAAAGGTTTATCCGTTACAGATTTTGCTGATTTTGTAGCAGAAATAGGTAAATTTATGGCTCCCACAAAAATAGTAAATAGAATGAAAAAAGTGGGTAATAAAATTTTATTTGGCACACCTATATATGGAGCTTTTGAATTAGGTGCAGAAGGTTTAAATAAGTATTTTGCACCAGAAACAGCAGAAAGAAATGCTAAATCTTTAGGAGATTCTTTGAAAGATGCTGGTATAGTTGGAGGAATATCATCTGGTTTAGACGTTGCTTTACCACCTACTTTTTCTATATTGGGCAAAGCTGTAAAAAGTGGTACAACTGCTGGTTTAAATGTAGCAAAAAATGTATTTCCTAGATACAAACCTGGCATAGAAAAAACACTAGGTGCTAATATTTTAAAAGAATCAGATATAGTGGGCAAAGAAGTAGCAAAAGAAGAGATACCTTTAACTATAGGTCAAAGACTAGCAAATAATATACAATTAGGCAGAGAAGAATTACTACGATACAGTAATGCAGCTGGAGCTAAGGCTAATGAAATTATCAAAGAGTTTGATGAAAAACAATTAAAAATAATAAGAAATATAGCTAATGGTTTAGCTGATAAATTTGGATCTGGCTCTGGCGTATTACAAAGCGAAACACCAATTCAAGATGTTTTTAAAGATATAACTGGTATAGCACAAAAGGGAGCAGATGATATTTATAAAAAGTCACAAGAGCTTTACACAAAAGTAAAAAATTCTGTGAATCCTGAAACTGGTGCACCTTCTGTAACAGTAGATAAAATGTCAGCTAGAGAATTAACAGACAAAATTGTCACAACAATTAATGACGAAGGACTAACACCTAACAATTTATCTGACATGACTAAATTAAGAAAAGCTAAAGAGGATGTAGAAGACTTATTACCAAAAGCAAAGACCTTAAATGATATTCATATGCTACAAAAAAGCGTAAATAATTTTTTTCTTGGTGCTGAAAAAAACGAAAAAAGAATTATAGGTTTAATAAAGAGTCAATTGGATGATGCAGTTTTTAAAAATATAGACGATGGTCTTTTATTAGGAGATGAACAAGTAATAAAAGAATTGAGAGAAGCTACTGGATTATACAAAGATTATTTAGGATTGACTGGCAAAATTAAGTCTAAAAATTTAGCTAAAAGAAAAGTAAATGCTATTTTAGAAAAATTAACTACAGAAGGGTTATCTCCATTACAAGTAGCTAATAGTATGATTGGTCATTCAAAAATAACTAATCCTAGTGAAATAGTATCAGTAATTAATGTGTTAGAAGATACATTACCAGCTAAAGCTAGAGATCAAATAATGAAAAAATTAAAAGATGCTATATTAGTTAAAGCTTTTACAGGTAGTGATCAAATTAAAAATACTGTTGTTAATAGAACTGCAATAGTAAAAAACTACAAGAATATATTTACAGACAGTAAAGAATTAGTAGAAAGATTATTTACCAAAGATGAACTAAATGCGATAGAGGTATTTAAAGATAAAGTTTTACCAACCATAGCTGCCGAAGAAAAAATTAATAAATCTGGCACTAGTTATTTAATGGCAACAATTATCGCAGATATGACTGAAGGTGGTTTATTATTAAATTTGGCTAAACCAGTGAGTAGTGCAGTTGGAACTGTGGGTAGAATAACACCTCTTGTTAGTGAAGTTTTTAAAGAGGGTGCAGATGAACTATATAAAAAAGAAGCTAATGAAGCTGTAGGAAATTTTATATTGAACAATGAAGTAAATCCATGGATTAGCAACACTACAGCAACCATAATAAGAGATAATTTAAGAAAAGAAAAAGTCGGAAGTGGTGACATTGAAGAACTACCAGCAGAATTTAGACCACAAAGTGAATTAGAGACTGATAAAGATATATTAGTCGCAGATGCAGAAACACGAAGAGAAACTCCTCAACAACGAATTGGTGATGTAAATGTCACAAGTCCGAACATTAACATAACACCACCCTCGACTCAAGAACAACCAGTGCAAGCTGCTTCTCTACCTACCTCTCCTTCAGAAGGTATTACGTCTCTCAATAAAGGGGAGCAGTTTGAGGGTCTATTTCCCACTGATAATTTAGGTAGAATGATTGCTAATAGGAGATCATAATGGCTAATCTAAAAATACTTGCTCCTTACATTGTTATCATCGTTACTGGATTAGTAACATGGGGTAGCTTTTCAGCACGATTA